CGGCCCCGGCTAGGACCATCTCTGACACAGATTTAACCACACACCAGCCCCCCGTGTGAAGGACCCCGGGTAACTTGCTTCCAATCTTCTCAAGGACACCCGCCTGGCGGCGGGCCTCCCGCGCACCCCTGCCGGGGTGCTTGTGACCCCCCAACGCGTCGCGTCGGGGGACCGAAGCCCACGTCCAGGCCGCCCAGGCTCCGTTTTGAGATACTCACAGCAGTCCACGGAGCCGGCTGGGGCAGCGCGGACAGCCACCTGGCCACGATCACGGCATGGCAGCAGCTGGAAATGCTCGCGGCACAGAGCCTGCACAGAGCCTGGACGCGGAAATAGAACGGAGGCACCAATCCGGTGCGTCCGTGGCAGACATCTCAGATGCGCTAAGCGCCTCTCGCCAGGCGGTCGATGACCGCTCGCGCTGGTTGAAGGCCAAGAGCCGCCACCAAGACCCTCTCGGCCTCCTGCTTTTCCAGATCCCCAGCAACCGCCTCAAGCACGTCGAGAGCCAGGCCACGGTCCCGCAGCGCGGTCCATTCCTCGTGACCGATCACGAAAAGCTCGTCCCCATCGAGGTCATTGTCCTCGATAATCTCGTCATCCGAGGGGGTCCAGGACGAATCCAGACCGAGCATGTCGAACAGGCCCTTGGAGACGCCCATCTGGCGACGACCGGACGAGAACTCTTCCCACTCGTGCCAGACGCGCCACAGCCGCGTGCGCTCCTTGCCCGACAGTCTCAGGCCCACCTCGCCATTGAGGTCGCCAGTGAGCAGCCGCAGGATCTCGAACGGCGTGCAATTGTCGCCCTGAGCGGCCTTCGTCGCCCCGCCAAGAGTCAATTCAAAAGCGGCCTTAGAGAAGTAGGCGGCGAGGCCACCCAGGCCATCGCCGGCATCCGGCTCGATCAGGTGAGCCTCTGACAAGCTTTCCAGCCCTGACTTCAAACCCTGACGCACCACCGCACGATTCCAGGACCCCCACATGCGTGCGCGAATCTGCTCCACCGCGTCGGCCTCGCGACCTCGCGCACCCTCGCCCAGGAGGACCAGCGCATGGACGTGCACGTGCCACCCGGACTTGCCGTGCGTCACCTCCACGAACCGCAGCCAGGGCAGACGACCATCCACCCCAAACAGTGACCCGAGAACATCCCAGGACCGACCATTCGTGGCTTTCGACCAGCCCTTAGCGACGGCGTCCCACACGATTTTGAGTGACTGCGTGCGATCGTGCCGGACCGTGAGCGTGATCATCATCGCCCGGCCCCCTCGCGCATGCCACCTGCTCAGGACCTCACTGACCAGCATCTGCCGCTGAGAAGCGATCTGCGCAGCACACACCGGGCAAGCCCACACCGAATTGCAATGCTGAAGACCCGAATAGCCCGCATCAATGACATTGCCGGTCGAGGAGTCACGGCGAACCATGATCGCCACGCCAGACGAGAGGGAGCGCGGGACGCGCCCGCAATTGCGGACCCGCTGCAACCCTGATCCGGTCCACAAGGTGCGCCTCGCTGACCATCGGACACGCCGACGGCGATTCGACCCATCGGCGTGTATGATCGTGGATGTCTGGGACATGTGCTGGTACCACATTCTCTAGGCAGAGGCCGGGGGGTTCATTCCCTCGGCCTCACTCTTTTTACCCAGCCGCACGGCCAGGTCTGACGAAGTGGACTCTACCGCACGCAATGCGGTCACGGGGCGACCCGCGCGGGACGGGTCGCGCGCCACCCCAAGGGGTCCCGCGCCGCGTCCCGTCCCACACGAATCGCCATCGTCACCGCACGAGCACCCGGGCACAGACCGCCGACCCCCACACACCACACACCGGCCACCCTCGGCAACAGGCACCGACAGGACGCGATCAAGCGTGTCATAAGCCTGAATTGCCGGGCATTGCTCAAGCCGGATCACCGAACGCGCCAGCGAGGACACCCGCCCCGCAGTCTGCCCGCCCGCCGAAAGAGCCGTGGCATCAGCCGCAGACACCACCCTGGACATGATCAGGCGATGCGAGGGCCACACCCTGCCAGGCAGGGTCTTCGACATCGCCCCCCGACACAGAACAACCGCTTGCGTCGTCTCGCGGATGATCAGGTCAGCACGAGACCACGCCGGCGTGGTCCAGCGCAGCACCACATCCCTGCGCCGTAGCTGCACCAGCATGTTCGCGATCTGGGGAGGCAGAGACATCGATTCCCGCGAGGACGCGACGCCGGTCACCTCATCCAGCAGAATGTCCCCACCCTCGAAATCAAGCATCTGCGACAACTCCCGCAGGGGCACCCACAGCGGATGGGCGGCAAGGTGGTCCGGATGCCCAGGCAGATCGCACCCAGGATCATCACAGGGCCGAGGGTTCTCCCAGTCGAGCAGCCGGACCGTCGAAAGAACCTGCCGACCCGCCTCCAGAGTCGGCATCGTGTCCAAAACCGCCATCAGAGACTTACCCGACCCGTTAGAGCCAACGTAACCGACGATCCCGAACCGCCGGCGCAGATCACGCTTCGATTGCCAGGACATGCCACCTCACTTCCTCCGCCACCGCACAGATCACCAGAACCATCCCGAACCGCGACCACACGCCCACAGGCACCACGTCAATCAGCCAGGCAAACATCAGGCCCCACCCCCCAGAGTCAGGAAAGACGCAATAATCCTTATGATCCGGATTGACACCGACGCCGCCAGGCACACCACCAGGATGGTCAGGGCGATCAGGAGAGCACCGCCAGGCAGCCACCCCCAGATAGGTGCGATGAAATGGGCAGCCCCCGCGAGGCCACCGATCCCGCTAGAGACGCCATCGGGGACATCCGGGACCAGGCCATCGACCCTCGCCAACAGCCCCGTCCAGGCCTTCGCGAGCATCTTAAACAGCCAGGCGAACATCAGCGATCACCGCCGCCGGGCACATCGAGAGAGATCGACGCAAGCAACATCCGGACACCGAGCCAGAACGCAGCAATAATCACCATCGCGGCCAGAATCGTCCGCACGGAACCCCAACCGACCTCACCGCCACACCACGACAGAGGCCGCCACGACACCGCACCCGGCAGATTGATCGTCGGCCCGCCCCCGCACTCGGCACCCCCCGAGATCGTGAGCGCATGACGAACCGAACCCATCGCATCAACCCAGCGCTGCAAGCGGGGCATCGCTTGCCAAGCACCGGGAGCAGCACCCTGCAAGTCCCCAGGAACATCGCCGCCACCGATGATCACAGAACCGCCATCGCCGCCCCTGCCGCCCTGGCCGCCCTGGCCGCCCTGGCCGCCGTCGCCGCCCTTGCCACCATCGCCGCCACGGCTGTTCTTGATCGCCTCGATCAGACCCCCAGCCGCACGCCGGATCTCGTCCTGCACCGCCTGAGACGCGCCCTGGACACCCTGCACGATCCGGTCACCCAGACCCTGCAATCCCGACAAAATGCCCTGGCCCGCATCCTTCACCGCCTGCACCGCCTGATCGACAGCACCGGAAATCCCCGACGCGGCACCCTTCACCGCGTCACGGGCCTGCCCGATCAGGTCGCTGATCTTGTCCACGCCGGTCCGCTGGTCATTGCCCTGGCCATGCAGGGCCTCGCCCAGCTTCCGGCCCAAATCCTTCAAAAGGGACCCGACTCCAGCACAGTCAGTCCCACCGACCGGCGCCGAGGGAGTCCAGGGCAGACCCAACCACGTCCACTGATCCTGCTGCGTCGGATTCTGCTTGCACGAGTTCGCAACCATCCCCTGCAAGCCGTTAACCGCCGCCAACGTGCCAGGACCATCACCCGACCTCCCGGCAATCGCTGACACCGACGACTGCAAACCCCGCAAACCCGCCGCCGTCCCATCCGCCAGGCCCTGAGTCTTATTCGCCACATCGGACAGCCCGTTGATGACCCCAGACATGTCGGTCGGCTTCGTCTCACCCTGAATCGCCCTAACAGCACCCAAGATGGGCTCAAGCCAGCTGCGCATCTCCGTGTCCGTCATCCCAGACGAACCAGACGACATGCCCCGGAGCTGCCGAAGGATCGCCGCCCCCATGGCGAAATTGCAAAGGGCCATCTGGTCCGAAACGGACCAGCCGAGATTCCAAGTGCGGCTCTGAGCCAGGATCATTCCATCAAAATCCGAGGACGCTGGGCCGCCCCACAAAATGGGGGTGTTGTTCGTGGCAAACACCATCCCAGGCGAACAGCCGCCAACGCCATTGACCCTCTCAGTCCCGATCGCAGCCGACGCCCTGGGTGCGAAAGAGGCGACCCCGACACCCACGACCACCAGAGCACCCACGGCGAAAGCGGCCACGGCACGCACCCACCGGCGCAACCATGACCGCTTCACACCAAACACAACAACTCCTATCAGGAAACCAGACTCTTTGCCTTGCGGAAAATCCACTTGGCTGCGAACGGAATCAGAGAAACACCGATAGCCACGCCGATAATCGGCGTGATCTGCGGCCCGAGAGCCGTGATCGCAGCAGAAACAGTGCCACCGACATCGCTCGGAGCCTCCAAAATCACCATGGGAAGCATTTTTTCACCCCCTTCCATCAGAAAACTGAATCAAGAAATCCAATGAGCACGCCGCCCACCAGAAAAGCAATGAGAACCAGACAGGCCGTTGCTACGTCCACGCCAATCCCCTACCGACCCGCCACAGAATGGAAGCGATCCGGAAAGTCAACACGACCCCGACAATCACGACCGCAGAAGCCACAGTCATCACAGACCCCGGTCCATCGTCACCACTGACGACACCAGCACCCACAACGCACCACACACGACCGACGCCGTCACCACCACACTCATGCCCGGCCCCGCACCGCGATCATCCCGAGGAACAGAACCGCACAGCCCAGCGCCAGGCACAAGAACACCAGCAACCCGCCGACCGGCTCCGATGACACCACATGCACCGGCAACGGCGACGAGGGCGAGGACGGGGACGCCGTGACAGTAACCGTAGGCACCGGAGTCGGAGACGAACTGACCACCGGGGACGGCGAAGTACCAGGGGAAGACGAAGGACCAGGCGACGGCGGCGAGCTGACAGGCATCAGTCAGCCATCCGATCCGCGTCGAGGCGACGACCCAGAGCCAGCGCCATGCCGACGCTTGGCCGCCCCAAGCACCCGACCAACCCGAGCAGCCTGGCCGTACCACACGGCACAGACAACCTCGACGACGCCGACGATGATGGCGGGGGTGACACCGCCACCAGCGGCGACAGCAAGGACAACACCAGGCAAGAAGACGGCGAGACCTGGGCGGCGCACAAACAGCCGTCCCGCCCACCAGACCGGTCCACGACGACCCGACGCGAGCGCACCACGGCTCAACACCCGCCGACCCGACGACGGGAACCGGCACTACACCAGGCACTACACCAGTTAGAGTGAATACAGCTCATTGCGATCCTTTTCATCGTCATGAGTTAGAACCGGGGGAGGGCGGCTACCCTCCACCGGTTCGCCTTAAGCAGCCGCCACCGCTCGCGAAGCAGTCGGCAAAGAAGACACACGCCGCAGCGCGGTGTATTGAATCCCAGCGCCGCCCTTACGCCGGGCGAAAGGCGTCGCGATCACCTCAAGCGCCACCACTTCACCCAGGCCAGGCGCATCCCCCTGGAAGTCCTTCGCCAGAGCGACCGCATCAACCCAGCGGCCCATCAGAATGTGCACCAGCTGAACATCAAACGGTGCACCATTCGCCGGCTCAACGTGACGGACGCTGGTGTCGGCCACGGTACCGCACAAAATAATCATGGAGATCCCTCTTTCTTTTCCAAAAGGATC